TTTTACCTTTCAAGGTAAATTCACCTTCTTGTTTGACCTCTACGGCCGCTTTTTGTTCTGCCATAATAAAATATAATTAAATAATTAATACTACAACTGGGCGTTGTCTAAATTTTTTGCAACTGACTCAACTTCAAAATCTATAGGCATAGAATTATTTTTTCTTTGACTAATCATTTCACTTTGTTGTGTCCCAGCTATTCTTGTTCTTTTATCTTTACGCTCTTCAATCATTAATTCTCTGTTTGATTCACGTTTAGTTTTCATTTGCTCTAATTGTAATTGATAGTTAAATTCTTCAGCCATTAACTCTCTTTTAATTTGAGCCTCAGTTTGCATACGTTGTATTTCAAACTGTGATTTAGCTTCTTCAAAGTTTACTTTCTCAGCTGTTAAAGCTTGTTGTTTTGCAACTTCTGATTCAGCAGCAGCTTGCTGTGATTGACTATTTATTTGAGCCTGCTGTTGATTCATTTCCATTTGCATTTGTCTTTCTCTAGCTAATTTACGTTTACGTTTTTGTTTTAACATTTGATTAGCTAATTTTAAATTTCTTATTTGGCGTATATCAATTGCATCTTCTAAATCTATACCACCACTAGAAATAGCTATTTGAATATTTTGTTCTAACTGTGCTTTTTCTTCTTCATCTGGTTCAAGATCTAAGAATATACCAAAATCATGTAAATTTAATTTATCTACTTCTTCTAATGTAGTAGCATTGAAAGATGTAATACTCTGCTTTAAAGAGTTTCTTGTCATAGGATATTCTAACATGTCTGCAACTTTTTTAGATATGTTTTCACATATTCTTAATGTTATATATAAACTAGCATTGTTTATATGTTTAGTTGCTATATTAGAAGCTTGTGCTGCTATTTTTTGTAATCCTACTAATGTATCTTTATCAGCTAAACTACCATCTCTAGCTTCGTTTAATCCGGTCACATCTCTTATCATTTGTAAATAATAATTATATGTGCTAATTAAACTTTGAATTTTTGCTTGTCCATTACCTGTTTGTAATTCTTGAACAGGTACTTTACCTCTATTAAGTTCACCATCTTGAGTAAGTGATCTACCTACAACAGAACCAGTTTGAAAATACATGTTTAATGCTTCTGCTGGATTGTAATTTGTTCCATTACCTAAATCAACTTCTGCTAAACCGTCCATATCTAAAAACACACCGTCTGGAACCATTCGCGCAATAACTTGTTGTAGTTTTAAATGAGTTATTTGAATCATATCAGCAAACCCTGTAATTCTATTTACTGTAGAATCAATGCGACCTTTATACATACGAGGAGCACATATAGCATAATTCATTTCTACTTTAGTAGTATCAGCCATAGGTCTAGTCATATTAGGACACAATTCCCATCTTAATAATATATTACTGCCTAAAACTTTTACACCTCTATATAGAGTTTCAATGGTTCTACCAACTCTTTCAAAGTTTTCATTAGGTGGTGGATTAAAAGTATCATCTTTTTGTATTATTTTTTGTAATCCAGTATCAGTTTCTTTTACTTTAAATACTTGATCACTATATGTTTTATATTCAAAATATAATAATGGAATAGTATTTTGATCCCAAGGACCATAACCATATCCATACATATAGGTTTTATCACCTTGATACTGTTGTATTCTTTCTAATTCACTATCAGGTAATGTAGGAAATTGTTTTGCTATTTCTGGCAATGTAACAGCTTTTAATTCACCCACGTAATATATATCTTCAAAATTAGGATCTTCTGTATAAGAATATATTAAATAAGCTGGATCTACATAATCTACGGTAATACCATTTGAATTATTAAAATTTGTTTTGCACGCTCCAATACCGCATGTAACAAGATCATAATTTATTCTTCTTCTAGTTAAGTCCCATTTGTTAAAATCTAATACTTGAGTTATTACTTCTTCTTCAGCAATTTCAACAGCTTGTTTATAATCTAGCTGCATGTGCAGCTCTAATTCTTCCATATTATGAGGTAACTCATCTTCTGGAATAGTAGTATTAAATAAAGCAGAATCTAATTTACTTACTATCTGCTGCATTGTTTCTCTAGCAAACATGTCTTGAGCTAACATTTCTGCATAATTAGTTCTCTTTTGTAAAGCTTCTGGATCTTGAGCAAAAGCATTTATTTCATAGTCTTTGTTAGATATACCATTTGTTAATATATCTACAAATTTAGAAACAATAGGAACTGGTTTCCAGTCTAAATTTAAATATGATAAATCACCATTAATAGATAACTCATCTTTATATTTTTGAGTAGGTTGTTCACCTCTTGCGTATAATCTTAATCTATTATAGTTGTTCCAAGTAGTCAAATATCTATTTCCATTTGTTCTACCTTGACTAAACCACTCTTGTTCTATAGCTTGAGCAACTTGCTCTCCATATTCCCAACTGGCTTTTTCAGCGTCACTAACCACTTGGCTAGGGAAAATACTATTACCATTAGTGTATATACTTTTCATTTAATCTATAATTTTAGATAACAACCCACTATTATCATATTTTTTTATTCCTAAATCATAATTCTGTCTAATAATTTTAGGAACAGGTCTATATTTATTTTTATTACAAGCCATTAGTGCTAATCCTGAACTAATAGAAGCATCGTGCGTTGTTCTATTATTTATATCAAATTTAGCCCAGTCTTCTAATGTTCTTTGAAAATACACATCACCATATGTATTATCACTACGTAATCCTACATATGTTTCTATATAACTTTCAATAGCAGCTGCGTGTGCTTGTTTAATATCTTCACTAGAATTAGGTATTCCACCAATTTCTCTTTCTGTTACTGATAGTTTATTATATATTTTATCAGGTCTATTCATAGCATAACCTCTATAACCTCGCCTTTTAAAATGATATAATAGTCTAGGTTTGTTATTTTCTGCTAATATTGGCATACCATAAAATACACAAGCCATTAATACATCTTCAAAAAATATTTCAGCTGTTTGTGGTCTAGCTATATATTCTAAGAAAAAATGATTTGGTGGCACATCTTCCATGCTAAATTTAGTTAAACCATGTAAAGATCCTTTAGAACCACGTTTGTCAACTGTACCTGATATATCATAACTATCACAACCAAATGCACCAAGATGTTCATTGCCTGGATATTTTTTACCTAATTTATGTATTACATTGTTTTGTAATCTTATAGGTGGTGTCCATGATATAAAAAACCTACCATTATTTTGAGGAACAAATATAACTGAAGTATCTTTTATACCTCCTACCCACTGAAAATTACCTTGTGTAACAGGCGTATCTCTTGTTTCAGCATTCCAGTCTATTTGTTCGTATATTTTTGTAAGATTAAACAATGAAGATTTTGCTTCATCTCTAAATGCATGTTCTTCAGTTCTAGGAAACTGTCTGTAAAATTCATTTAAAGCATCTTGATCATCTTTTAATCCATCAACTTCGTTTTGCCAATAATTTATAACTCCTAACGTTATAGGTACTCCGTGTGGTCCTTTAACGATGTCTGTTGGAGTGTCGAATACAGGTATGCCATAAGAATCAATGTACCCTTCGTAGTTCCATTCCATAGGTATGAACAAAGAATAGAGTCCCGAACGAGTCTGTCCATTCGCATTTCTTTTTGTGACATCTGAGTCATAGTATAATTTTTTAAAATTATCACCACCTTTATCTAATGCATTACAAGTTGAACCCATCATGCATTTACCAATAATTCTACTACCTAATCTTAATGTGGTTTTCGTAACCCTCCAGTTGTTGAGGATGTTGTTCGGCCTTTCCCACTTACCGGACTCGTCATGAACGAGGAGTTTGAGTTTCTCCCCATCGTAGGAGTTATCACCGGTGTTTTTCCAGTCAATGGTCGTATCGAGCCCCTGTAATTCTGTTGTGGCTTCGTTGGCGGTAAGTTTACGACGGGTGAGCTTGGAGGCTGGGACACGGTAGGCAAGCTCGGTCTTGGGACGGTCCATTCCGTCCTGGATGGGTTTGAAAAAGAAAGGGTAGTTGACAGATATGGGTACCACCTTATCGGTGAACATGGTCTTTGCATCAGGCCCAGACTTGGATAATATACCATACCTGGAGTCACTTGATATGGTTGCCAAGTTAACCACCTCTCCTGAGGCCATGAAAGAAAACCCAGAACGCCTGTTCTTAAGGTAACACATCCCATAGGATCGTGGATCTGCCTTACAAGCTTCCCAGAAAATAAAGAATAATCTATTTGCGTCCCTGAAGTCTGGCTTCCCGACGTCAATCTTAGACCACTGCAAGTACATGTAATGAGTACCAGTAATATAAGTAGACTTGTCTTTATTATAAAACCAAAAACCCTGCTCTCTGCGATTAAATTCTTCATCAATGTAATCATACCATGTTTCTTTAAAATCTAACGGGTATTCTTCCCAGTCAAATATTGTTTTTATTCTACTTAATTCTTTAGGAAGTGGAGTGTATTCCCATTTATTAGATTTAAATTTAACAGTATTTTCTTCTAACGGTAAAGCTATTTTTAAATTTTGTATTTCGTATATTTCGCCTATTTTACCAGTTCTGCTTATAACAACCATATCATATTCTTTGTTATAACCGTATTTCCACTTACTATATCTATTTTGTTGCTTTAAAACTTTTGGCTTTACATGATCTTTTAGTATAGTATATAATTCTTGCTTATACATTATTTAGACCTTCCTTCTGCAAAACCCTTAAACTCTTTAGGCTTCTTGGTTTCTTGTTCTACTTTACCTTCTATTATATTTTCTTCTTCATTAATTTTTGAAAGTATTTCAAAAGCGTCAAATATAGCTAATTTTTTTGTAGCAGCTGCATTTTTTAATCTATCAGCTGAAATGTCTGGACCAAAGTCTATAATAGGTTCTTTTGCAACTTTTATTAACTCATCAACAGCTATGCGCCCAGCTTGGATTATATTCCTTTTGATTTTCTTTACTTCCATATTTAATTACAATATCATTAGATTTCATGCAATAAAGCAACTCATTATCAATAACAAACTCCCATTCAGCACCAGGTTTAAACCCTATTACGTCTTCTAAAGCAATATCGCGTGCTTCTAATAAACTATTAGTATATTTTAATATACCAACATAAGGAGTGGTTTTTTGATGCTTTAAAACATCATTATTTTCTATAGGCTTTATAAAACATCTATCACCAAAAGTATGCCATTTGTTATTATTTTTATATAAATATATTTGATCTAATGATACAAAATATAAATTATCTTTAAAATAACTTCTACTATTTTTCTTTTCACCCTGCATGTTGTAAAATTTTCTAAAAATATTTTGATGAACAACAATAGTGTCGCCTATTTTTATATTTGTTTTAAATGCTGTTGGTGTAGAAATAACTATAGCATTTCTATTTACAAATTTCCAAGATTCAATTTTATTATTTAAAATCAAATCTTTTCCATCTACTTGTGTTTTATTGTTATATGTTTCACCTATTGGTTGTACAATAAAATCGTATAAACTTTTCATTAATATTCAAGATCATATTCCACTGCTATTGCCATTTGTGAATTAAATTTTTTCCAAGGCAATACCTCATCTTTTTTCTTAATATGTATATTATAAGAATTATCAGTAGGCTCAAATAAAATATGAGAAATTATATGACCTCCATAAACCTCTTGACCCACGGAGTAATGCATTGCGTCATTTTTATAATCTGACCCAATACTAATTTTACGTATTATATTACTCATCTTTGGTAGGTTTATGTTTAGTATAACTACCATCCTCTAGATTAATATCTATAGGACCATATTTATCTTCTAAATCATTTTTTAATTTCCCTTGATCTTGATTTACACCCGCTAACTCATGAAGTAACGCGTGTTTTTCTGTTTCTGCAACTCCTATTTTATGTAATAGTTGCGCTATTGTGTTTTGCAGAGTTAATATATTGTCTAACTCTTCTTTGGTTATTGCTTTTTTACTCATTATATTAAATTT